ACCTGCATTAATTTCATTTTAGGGTTACGACCTATCATCCAAGCAGGAAATAAATAGGATGCAAATTCTGATTTAGTATGTCGTGGGGGCATATTAATGATGAGCCTCTTTTCATCACCACTAGCAATCTTCTCAAACTGATTAGCAATTATCTTATGGTGGCCCCATTTTTTTGGGTCCTCTACATCACGATAAATAAAATCTGGCCAAACAGCTTTTGCAAATAATAAAAAATTATCCTGACAAAGTTTGATCCACTGCAGTTGCTTTTGAAGAATAATATCTTTTAATTCTGTGTCTGTTAACTTATCTAAGTTCATCTCGTTTGAACCTTAACTATATCGATATATGCTGCTTTGTAAACCTCAACGCCACGCAAAGTGGCGTTTTCCAGCGTAGTCGCTGGTGCTTTACCTGTAAATTATTTTGTGATTGTGTATGAGCCTTGTAGATACACCAATGGCGCAATCTAATGCGCCATTAGTTAAGTGTTAATTAGTCGTTAAGTTGTTGTATTAAACTACTGAACTTTGTAATAATCTTTTGTTTAAACTCATCAACAACTGCGTTGCCTTGATTTTCAAGTATATGCTTTTCTACTTCGCCTTGTAGCAACTGAAACATAATCTCATAGTTGAGTTGTTTCTTGCCATTTACATTAATATGTAAATCGCTTTGTTGAGTAGGTTGATTATTATTTACTCGTTCACTTAATACTTTAGCAATATTGATTAAACTATTTGTCATTGTTATCGCCTATTGCTTTGTATTCACTATACTCAATTTCAGTAGTGAACTTGTTGAATAAATCATTATGAGCAATTTTGAAATTCGCTGTTTCAAATTTCTTTCGCTTACGATTTATTTTCTGTACTCCAAAACTATTTCCTTGTTCATCTTGAACAATGATCAAGTTTTGATTTGTTCTATCAAAGCAATCAACAATGTTTTGTTTCATTGTATCTAACTCTTTAGATAGTCTGTTTGCTTTTAGCTTTAATTGAGCATATGCAAGAATAACTTTCTTTTCATCTTGCTTTAGCTTTTTTATTGCATTTGGCATTTATACCTCTTTGTTAAGTTAATGTATTCTTATGAATACTTGCTTGTCTTATCAAATCCCATAATTATTGCAATAGTTAATTTAACTTTTTTTTATCTATTTTTTTGGGTATCAATGGCTCAACTTGTAGTTGAAACTCACCACTCATCAGCTTTTCCAAATTTTTCACCAGACCTTCGACCTGCTCTATATGTTTCTCTTGTGCTATCTGTCCACTCTTACGAGAACGAGGCGAGGCGACAGTTGTCGCCTCGTTCTTTTGTTTCTTACCACGAACAGTCATAACCAATATCTTTACCAAGTGCTAACTGCTCACGACACCATTTAACAAACTCCTCATCTTGTGCCTTGTACTCCTTGACGGCGTCTTTCTGGAATTGTTGTCCCCAAAAAAAACCATCTTCGGCAACGCAATTTGGATAACCCTCTTTGCGTTCTTTGTCCAAGCGATTAACGAGTTCCTCTGTTATCTTGACACCACCTTGTCCACCATTGAAACCAAGATGTTGCAAATCGTCTATCGTATTATTTTCTAGCTTCTGCGTCTGCCCTTTGTTTTGTTCTATATACTCCCCTGCAAAAAACACCTGCAACCGAGAATGTTTTC